CATACTAAATCTGAGTTTGCTTCTTATATGCTTCCTGCTTGGTTCTTGGGCCGTTTCCCTAATAAGAAGATTATTCAGTGTAGTAACACTGCTGAATTGGCAGTAGGCTTTGGACGAAAAGTCCGTAACCTAGTAGGAAGTGAACAATATGCGAAAGTATTCCCAGATGTCTCTCTTAGGTCAGATAGCAAAGCTGCTGGTCGTTGGTCCACTAATGCTAATGGCGAGTATTTTGCTATCGGTGTTGGCGGTACCGTTACTGGTAAGGGAGCGGATCTCCTCATCATCGACGACCCGCATTCTGAACAGGAAGCTGCGATTGCGTCCACGAATCCCGAAGTTTACGATAAAGTATACGAATGGTACTCCTCAGGTCCACGTCAGCGACTCCAGCCGGGAGGGGCGATTATAGTCGTTATGACACGCTGGGCTAAGAAAGACTTAACCGGCAGAATTATCAAATCGTCAATTGAGAAAGACGGCGACGTCTGGGAGACGATTGACTTTCCGGCTATTCTCCCGTCGGGGCGCGCGCTATGGCCAGAGTTCTGGGATCTCAAAGAATTAGAGGTATTGCGGGAAGAATTGCCGATATCCAAGTGGCAGGCGCAGTACCAACAACAACCAACATCTGAAGAAGGCGCATTAGTAAAGCGCGAGTGGTGGAAGGTGTGGGATCAAGACTATCCTCCAAGATGTGAGTTTGTCATCCAGTCATGGGATACCGCCTTTACAAAGAATGAGCGTTCTGACTACTCAGCTTGCACGACTTGGGGTGTTTTCTATAAAGACGAGAATGAGAATGACCCTAACGTTATTCTTTTAGATGCCTATAAAGCGCGCCTAGAGTTCCCTGAGCTAAAGGATAAAGCATTTGAAATGTACCGAGAGTTCCAGCCAGATGCGTTTATCGTGGAAGGAAAGGCATCAGGACTGCCTTTAATCGGCGAATTAAGAAGGATGGGTATTCCTGTATCCGAGTTTACCCCAACCCGCGGAAATGATAAGATAGCTCGATTGAATTCAGTAACAGATTTGTTTGCGTCTGGCAAGGTTTGGGCGCCTGAGAAAAGATGGGCGGAAGAAGTCATGGAAGAGATGGCGTCTTTTCCTAATTCAGATCACGATGACTTGGTGGACTCGTCTACTCAAGCATTAATCCGTTTTCGTCAAGGTGGATTCATTAGATTGCCTAGTGATGAACCCGATGAACCGCAGTATTTTAAATCCCGACGTAATGCTGGGTACTATTAACTAGGAAAAACATATGGCAATTGATAAAGCTCTCTACCAAGCCCCCGAAGGGATTGATGCTCTGGCTGAAAAAGAAGTACCGATTGAGATTGAGATCGTAAGCATTGAGGAGGGTGGAGATTTTATGGAGCCACTAACCCCAGAAGGCGAAGAAAACGACGATTTTTATGCAAATATTGCAGAAGAAATTGATGATCGTGTCTTAGCTACGATGGCTAGCGACCTTATTTCAGACTTTGAGAGCGATATTGGCGCAAGAAAAGACTGGATTCAGACCTATGTTGATGGATTAGAGCTGTTAGGTCTTAAAATTGAGGAGCGTTCTGAGCCGTGGGAAGGCGCTTGTGGCGTTTACCACCCATTATTGAGCGAAGCGCTGGTTAAATTCCAGTCAGAAACCATGATGTCTATCTTCCCAGCGTCGGGTCCAGTAAAAACCCACGTGATTGGAAAAGAAACACCAGAGAAAAAAGCTGCGGCAGAGCGTGTTCAAGAAGATATGAACTTTGAATTGACCGAAGTAATGCAAGAATATCGCCCAGAAACAGAAAGAATGCTGTGGGGCTTGGGTTTAGCAGGCAATGCGTTCAAAAAAGTCTATGAAGATGAGCAATTAGGACGCCAAGTAGCGATGTATGTACCAGCAGAAGATATGGTTGTGCCTTACGGCGCATCTAGCCTTGAATCTGCAGACCGTATTACCCACGTTATGCGCAAAACTGAGAATGAATTGCGCGCCCTACAGGTTGCAGGATTCTACCGCGACGTAGACTTGGGAGATCCAGTCAATGCTCTGGACGAAGTAGAGAAAAAGATTGCAGAAAAGCTGGGATTCCGCGCTACTTCTGATGATCGCTACAAGATTTTAGAAATGCACGTTAACCTAGACTTAGAAGGTTACGAGCATACCGACGAGGCAGGAGAAGTAACAGGAATTGCCTTGCCTTATATTGTCACAATTGAAAAAGGCACAAGCACGGTGTTGTCTATCCGTCGTAATTGGGAGCCAGATGATGAAAGACACAAGAAACTCCAGCATTTTGTCCACTATGGGTATATTCCCGGTTTTGGTTTTTATAATTTTGGTCTCATCCACCTTATTGGCGCTTATGCTAAAAGTGGCACTTCCATTATTCGTCAGTTGGTTGATGCAGGGTCACTTGCAAACTTGCCGGGCGGCTTTAAGACCCGTGGGTTGCGTGTCAAAGGGGACGATACTCCAATTGCCCCCGGAGAATTCAGGGACGTTGATGTTCCGTCAGGCGTCATGCGCGACAACATCATGCCTCTTCCTTATAAGGAACCAAGCCAAGTCTTAATGGCATTGTTAAATCAGATCGTAGAAGAAGGCCGTCGCTTTGCTAACACAGCTGATTTACAAGTTTCTGATATGTCTGCTGCCGCGCCCGTCGGTACAACATTGGCTATATTGGAGCGCACCCTAAAGGTAATGTCTGCAGTGCAAGCGCGTATTCATTACAGCTTAAAACAAGAATTAAAGCTATTAAAGAAAATTATTGGACGCAACGCTCCGTTAGATTATGACTATGAGCCAGAAGAAGGCAGCCGTAAAGCCAAGCAATCTGATTACCATAACGTAGATGTTATTCCTGTCAGCGATCCTAATGCGTCCACAATGGCGCAAAAGATTGTGCAGTATCAAGCAGTCATGCAGTTGGCCATGCAGTCTCCAACACTCTTTAATATGCCATTACTCTATCGTCAAATGATTGATGTCTTGGGTATTAAGAACGGGGCTAAGCTAATTCCATTGCCAGAAGATATGAAGCCAAAAGATCCTGTTACAGAAAATCAGGATATCTTGATGATGAAGCCATCTAAGGCATTCCAGTATCAAGACCACACAGCCCATATCACAGTACATATGTCAGCGATGAAAGATCCTAAGATTATGCAGTTATTGCAGAACAATCCTATGGCTCAGCAGTTGCAGGCCGCTATGATGGCTCATATTAACGAGCATCTTGGATTCCAGTATCGCGTTGAAATTGAGAAGCAGCTTGGTATGTCATTGCCAGCTCAACAAGATGAATCCGGTGAAGATATCCACATGGATCCAGAAGTCGAAGCCCGCCTCGCACCATTGTTGGCTCAAGCTTCCCAGCGTTTACTCCAGCAAAACCAGCAGCAGGTTGCAGCGCAACAAGCCCAGCAGCAAGCTCAAGATCCGCTTGTCCAGTTACAACAACAGGATATGCAGATCAAGATGGCAGAGCAGCAGCGTAAAGCTCAAAAAGATCAAAACGATTTAATGATCGAACAAGAACGTATCAAAGTAGAACGCGCCCGCATTGCCTCACAAGTGGCTATGGACGCAGCAAAATCTCAAGCCCAAATGGAAACTTCCGAAACAGTCGAGAAGATGAAGATTGGCGCAGATCTTGTGAAGCATATCTCTGAAAAAGATAAGGCACATCAGTTACAGAACAAACAGTTAATGACTAATGTTGCACTGCAAAAAAGCAGAGAAGGACACGAAGCACAAATGAAACAAATGGAGCCAAAACAGAAAGGTGAATGATGGACGCTTTTGAAGTTTTAGTCACAGAACTAGACAACAAGGCAGCACAACTTAAAGAATGGATGTCAGCCGGGAACGCACAGTCGTTTGAAAGCTACCAAAAAATTTGCGGGGAGATACAAGGTCTTCTCTTTGCAAAGCAGTACGCATTAGACCTTAAACACAGAATGGAACATTCCGACGATGAATGATTTAAATTTAGCACAAGCAGTAGATTTATCAGCAGTACTCGATAAGAGCCAAGAGGAAAAAGCCAGTCAACTACCAAAGCCACAGGGTTATCGCATACTTTGCGCCATTCCTGAAGCTGAAAAAGAGTTTGATAACGGCTTAGCCAAAGCAGATGTCACCATAAAAAATGACGAAATTTTAACAACAGTCCTATTCGTAGTAAGCATGGGACCAGATTGTTACGCCGATAAAGAGCGTTTCCCCACCGGACCTTGGTGCAAACAGGGTGATTTTATCCTTGTGCGCCCCAATGCTGGAACACGCCTAGTAATCCACGGCAGAGAATTCCGCATTATTAATGATGATTCCGTTGAGGCAATTGTGGACGATCCACGCGGAATTACCCGCAAATTTATCTAAGGAGCCAAACGATGGCAGAATTACAACAAGAGAAGTACACATTTCCAGACGAACAGGAAATGCCAGTGGATATGGCAGAAGAAGCCCTAGACATTGAAATTGAAGACGATACACCAGAAGAAGACCGCGGCAGATTTCCTGCTAGTCCAGAAACGGTCAAAAAGCTGGAAGTTGAAGTCAACGAACTAGACAAATACAGCGAAGATGCCAAAAAGAAGCTGATTACCATGAAGCGGGTATGGAACGATGAACGCCGTCGTGCCGAAGCCGCAGAACGTGAGCGCGAAGTAGCAATTAATGCTACCAGAAAACTACTAGATGAGAACAAACGTATCAAACAAATGCTTTCTACAGGTGAGCAAGAGTATGTTACCGCTGTTAAAAACACTTCAGAAATGCAACTTGAGATGGCTAAAAAAGCCTACAAAGAAGCATATGACTTGGGTGACTCTGAAAAGCTGGCTGAAGCTCAACAAAAAATGGTGCAAGCAAGCTTAGATTTGGACAAAGCTAAGAATTTTAAGCTACCAACTTTACAAGAGGATAACTTTGATGTAAAAATACAACAAAATGATCCAGTAGCGCCACGCCCAGACGACAGGGTTATGGAATGGCAAGCTGAAAATCCTTGGTTTGGTCAAGATGAAGAAATGACCGCATCAGCATTAGGGCTACACGAAAAGCTCAAGCGTCAAGGAGTAAAGATTGGATCTGAAGAGTACTACGCGCAATTGGACAAAACAATGCGCAAACGTTTTCCAGAGAATTTTGAGGAAGCGGAAGTAGAAGCAGAGCCAAAGGACGAGCCTAAAGCAAAGCCAAAAACTATTGTTGCTCCGGCCACTAGGTCGACGGCCCCTAAAAAGGTCAAGCTAACTACCACACAAGTAGCCTTAGCTAAAAAATTGGGATTAACCCCAGAGCAATATGTCCGTGAACTTTTAAAACTGGAGAACTAACATGGTAACAAGAGCAACTAGAGAAGTAACAAATCGTGAATTTGATGAACGTCCAAAATCATGGGCGCCACCAGAATTACTACCAGAACCTGACAAGCAGGCTGGATTTGAATACAGATGGATTCGAGTTTCAATGCTTAACCAAGCTGATCCACGCAATCTTTCATCCAAGATGAGAGAAGGTTGGGAACCAGTGATGTCGGAAGAGCAGCCGAAGTACAAGTTGTTAGCCGCTCGTGAAGGTCAGTTTAAAGACAATATCGAGATTGGTGGATTATTACTCTGCAAACGCCCTGAGGAGTTTGGTCAACAGCAAGCTGCATATTACGCTGAGATGAC